CAGGTCGAGGGAACCGCCGACGCTCAGGTTCTCAGGCAGGCTGGTGATGCCGGTACCTCTCAGGTCGAGGGAACCGCCGACGCTCAGGTTCTCAGGCAGGCTGGTGATGCCGGTACCTCTCAGGTCGAGGGAACCGCCGACGCTCAGGTTCTCAGGCAGGCTGGTGATGCCGGTACCTTCCAGGTCGAGGGAACCGCCGACGCTCAGGTTCTCAGGCAGGCTGGTGATGCCGGTACCTCTCAGGTCGAGGGAACCGCCGACGCTCAGGTTCTCAGGCAGGCTGGTGATGCCGGTACGTCCCAGCAGAGACAGATCGCCTTCAATTACAATAGAGCCATTATCATTAACAACATGGCTAATATTTTTCTTTTTCAAAACATCCGCAAAATTAGACATTTAAATTTCTCCACACCAGTTTTTAGATTGAGTTAATCCCTCGCCGTGAGGCGATTAAATTGCACATATAAAGGATTAATTAACGGGAGGCGTAGCCGCCCAGCACTTCGATCAGGTTTTTAATTAACGCTGACAGTTCACCAGTAATTAATACGAAATCAGCTTCAAATCGCTGGTTAATATCTTCTCGGTCAATATCGTCATTCTGTTCCAATACAGAATCAGATAATTTCAATTTCTTCAGTACTCCGCCATCAGTTAACACAAAACTGATTTTTTCCTGCCACTCCAGCGCTAGTTTTGTTACAAGTTTTCCAGCCTCGATGTGTCCGGCTATTTCGCTGGAAATCAGGTCTTGCTTCTTACTTCGCAAGATACCGCCATCTTCCAGAATTGCTTTTAGCTCCGCTTCATCGCGAAATCCGAAGCCTTGCGGAACGTCACCATTACGAACCCACTCAGTCAGTGTCAGCTCGATAGGGCTTTCCATTGTCAATGGAACCACAGGAAGTGAGCCAAGCGTCTTGCGCAACAAAGCCAGAGCGTCTTCGGCTTTCCGTGCGCTGGCGGCATCGACAATGAGCAAGTTTGATTTGGTATCGATCCACACCTGCGTTTTTTGGAACTTACTGAACGCACGCGGTAGTAGGGTATGAAGTACCCCATCCTTAATGGAGTCCTTTTCGGTCTTCTTAAGTTTGCGATGTTGCTCCAGTTCCATGCGTTCGATTTTTGCCGCCAGTTCACGCTTTATTACAGGTGATGGGATTATTTTCTCTTCACGCTGCACCGTGATAATAATCTGATCACCAACCTGGTGGGCTAATACATCACCAGTTGGTAACGGTGGAACCCAGCCCATTTTCTGCATGTCATTACTTCCACATGGCGTGAATGCGAAGACTTGCATTTGTTCTGCCAGTTTTGATAAATCAACTCCGCGAGACAGACGGTAGATGATTGCGTTTTTAAAACTAAGTACGCTCATTGATATCTCCTGCACAAAGATAGTTTTCTCTACACACAAAGGTGGATGCCGGAGTTAAAAAACAAATAAACCGATTCATCATTTCAATTTAAATGGATCCGGCATCCGCCTTTATATGCAGTAAAAAAAGGGCGGTAACCCGAGAACCCCTGGTGTGGCATAAACCAGGTCACCGCAAAGACTACACACAGCAATTTCACAGCTATCACGGTCCTACGTGATTTTGTAGGGCGCTCGGAGTCGAACCGAGTGCAGGGTAGGGAACCCTACAACCACCTGATCGCCACAACTAAAAGAGCACTATCGGTTTTTGCAGCAACCTACGCATGGATTAGGTTATGAGCCTGTCATGCGCTAATGCTCTTACAGTTGCGCTCTATAAAAGAGATATAAAATAAATAGTTATATCGCTAATTCATTATAAAAATAGATGCATCCTGCAAACATCAATGCGATGGCTATTGCTATAGAAATGATAATTACCATTTCGCCAGCCAGTCTTTTTAGTGATGATTTATTCATTACCACCTCGCCGTGTGTTTACTCGCTTGCCTCAAATCCCTGCCTGATAGTTTTTTTTCAAAAACCTCGAATCGTTTGCTTAAAAAGCAGGCAGAAAAATTTCGGGGTCGAAAAATATCTGATAGCGTTGTTTTAGGACGCAAGTTATTGCTAGCGAATCATCCCGTTCTTCTACGCCACGGGCGGCTACATTCGTGGGCGTCCTGCCTGTTCGCTGTTGATGGTTTGAATATAACCTAAAAATACCCAAAAGCAATACCCTTGGGTATAAAAAGATAATCGGAGTCAGATCTGGGTGGGAGGCGCGAGCAAGATTTTTTGCTTGATATTTCCAATAAGCGGTAACAAACTAAAAGAAAAAACTGTATATAATCACAGTTGTACACACAGTTTAGAGAGGGATCATGAAGGAATGTGTTTACGCGGCTTGGATTAGGGTTGAGCCTGGAGTTTATGAAGAAACAACACCAGTGCTGTTAAGTGAGAATATGCAGGCAGCTAATTCTTATGTCCGAAGCAGTCGTGAAAAATACATTACGACGCCGATGATTCTTACTGTTTTGCCGTCAACGTCAATCAGTGGTGATCGTGGTTCGGTATCGATAAGTTGCTTTTTGCCATTAGATCCAGGCAAGACCTTATAAACTGAATAATTACCATCAATTTCAACAAAAACGTAATCCATTCGACCCGGATTTTCTTTCGTATCAACTACCACTACAGAGCCAGCAGGGAGTTCTTCATAACCAGAGTCATGTTTTAGCTTGTACGCTCTGGCATTAGTCGTATCGAGTGAATCAGGTACGGCTGTAAGTTTTGGCGTTATAACTTCACCATCCCAAAAGTTAACAACTTTAATCCCCATACTCTGACTTTGGTCTTCCGTGGTTGATGTGTCTGCATCAACTCGACCTAGCTGGTTCACTGCATCTGTCGCATCCATCTCGCCTTCACCAGTAAGTAACCATTGAGGGCTTACGTTCAAGGCTTTTGCTATATCGAAAGTCTTTTTAGATGTTTTTGACCTTCCTGATGTGATTTTCCAGACACTCGGTTGTGACATATCAGCCGCTGCTGCTAGGCCGGCTTGTGTCATTTTTCGTTGTTGCATCGCATACGCGACGCGCTCTGCAAGGGTTTCCATTTTCATGCTCACGAAAATATACCCACGGGTATTGTTCGTCAAATACCCTAAGGTATTGCGCGTGGGTATTATTGAGGGTATTGTTTCCATGTTTATAAAACCTGAGGTTAATGATTATGGCGCGCGAAGGTATTAAAAGGGCTATCGGCATAGTTGGCAGCCAGAAAAAATTAGCTGACGTCCTTGGTGTCTCTCAACCCACAGTGTGGCGGTGGTTACACGGCAAAAAAAAACCATCGATTGATAGCGTCAAAACTATCGAAAAAGTCACAGCAGGAACCGTTACCTGCGAAGAGCTCCGGCCAGATGTTGACTGGGAATACCTGCGTGGAACTGAGCGAACGCATCCCGAGCACCAACTATCCCAAGCGCCAGTTATTGGTAAATGACCTTGAGTCGAACGTCGTCTTTGTACGGAAAAACAGTACGGGGCGAAACCACAAGAAAAGGTAACTCACTGTGGACAATAAAAACTTTACTGCTCCAGCGGACATAACAGCAGCCATGCACAAGTTGATCACCGAGTTCGCTGGTGGCTACGAAGCAATGGCTCAGCAACTGGCGCATGACGGCACATACAACGCGCTGAGTAATCGCGTTCGGCAGGTGGGCGGACAAATGGTTCCATTCGGTATGGCCATTCAGATGGAGGCAATTTCAAGTAGGACGGATATCACTCAGGCGATGTGTAAGCGTGCTGGTGGTGTGTTTGTGAAGCTGCCAGATGTCGAGCAAGCCGACAACGAAGAGTTGCTGGTCAAGTTCAACGAACTGCTGGCATCGCTTGGGGCATTTGCTGCGGCACACAACGAATTTACGGCGGATGGTGTGTTGGATCGGGATGAAACCAAACGCATGCGAGCGAAGGGCTATCGGGTTCAGAGCCTGGTCGCAGAAATCATGGTCGTGACAGAGATGTTGTTTGGAGAGGGTGACGCCAGCAGTGTGCAGCTGCCGGCGTCGGGTGCGCGTAATTAATCGGTGTAGAGAAACTAAACGCATGAGCATATTACAGCAAAAGTCGGGCTTACCACAATTTCGTTGCTTGCCTGTGCTGGGCGGCGGTAATCCGGCTTCGTTTCGGTATGAGCGGATGATAAAGGGGCGCTGGATACCCTGCAACCACAGTCGGGTGAGCGGAATTGTGGGTGTCATTAATCGCAGGGGGTTGGCGTGGACGAACGAATCACTGAGCTCGATCGGCGTTACCGCGATCATTACGGAAAAATCGTCCGCGTTGTTGGTTATGACCGTCAAAACGAGAGAGTCATTTACATGCGCGATGGCTATGAGCATGAGTGTGTCAGCCCCTTGTGGCAGTTCCAAGCAAAATTTACGAGGGTGTCATGAGCGTTAAATTGTCGGCGTTTGTGTGGGACGGTTGCGCATCGTCTGGTATGAAATTAGCGTCAGTGGCCGTTATGGCACGTCTTGCTGATTTCTCGTCCGATGATGGCATTTGCTGGCCCTCAATTGAAACCATAGCGCGGCAACTGGGAGCGGGGCCGAGCACTGTGCGTACGACGATCGCGAAGCTGGAGAAAGATGGCTGGTTAACTCGCACACAGCGCAGGAAGGGGAACCGCAACGCATCAAACATGTATCAACTGAACGTTGCGAAGCTGTATGCCGCTGCCCAATCTCACCTGTCAGATTCTGACCCGTCAAAATCTGACACATCAAATTCTGACGCATCAAAATTTGACCCGTCAAAATCGAGCAAAAACGGCGGTTTTCACCCTCCAGAATCTGGCGGGGATCCGTCAGTAAGATCAAAACAAGATCCATCAGATAAAAAGACTATTGGTCAACCGCCTCCGGCAACTGACCCGCAGTCAGATAATTTACGGATTGATTATCGGGCTGTTCTGGATGCCTACCACACGACACTGCCAGAAATCCCCAAAGTGCTGGAAATGACGGATGACCGCCGCAAGAAACTACGAGCCCTTTGGACTAAGTACGATTTCAACCTTGAGCGCTGGTTCGCATATCTGCGCTACATCTCGAAGCACTGCCGCTGGATGCTGGAAAACCGTGCTGACACGTCAACCGGCCGCACATGGCGCAAGAAGAACTTCGACTACCTGATCACCGAGAAATGCTATCTGGCCGTCAAGGAAGAGCGTGCTAACGACTTGCCTAACGTCGAACGAGCGGACGTTGCCAATCGTGAAGAAGCGTTTACCCGCCTGGTGTCATCAAAGGGCAAACCTAAAAACCGTACTGAGGAAATTGCTCAGGCCGAAGCTGGCCGTGCAGGGCTGGGACGGATGAACGCATTTCAGGCTATGCAGGCATGGAAAACGATTTGGGCATCGGCGGCCCATCAGGCTGGGGAAGAGGAATTACGGAGGCTGGCATCATGATTCTGGACGATATCGAATTGGCAAAACAACTCGAAGAAAAGCAGCTTTGGCGTCGCGCGGCTCGCCAGTGGCTGACGGTGATGGATCGGACAAAGGGAACCACTGAGCGTGGACTTGTGGCAACTCGCCGCTCAATTTGTCTGGGTCGTGCTCGCATGTCCACACAGCAATACAGCGGTGTTCGTGTGATGACAGCAGCGGGAGGCGTACTCAATGACTGACAAGAAAGCCATCCAAGTTGTGAGTTTTTCCGGAGGCCGCACTTCTGCCCATCTTGTTTATCTCATGGAACAGCGTCGTATTTCTGGTGAGGATGTTCGTTACATATTTACTGACACAGGTGCTGAACATCCCAAAACCTATGAATTTATCCGCAATATCGTTAAGCACTGGGGTATCGACCTGATTTGCCTTCGCTTAGTAATAAATCCTGAGCTTGGAAAGGGCAATAGCTACAAAGTAGTTAGTGTTGATGAGATTGGTCCAGACCTTCAACCGTTCCGTGATGCTTGCTCGAAATATGGTACTCCTTATGTCGGTGGACGGTTCTGTACCCGGACAATGAAAATCGAGCCATTTCATCGGTATTGCAAAGACCATTTTCCTGATCATGAGAAATGGTTGGGTATCCGTATCGACGAACCTAAGCGGTTGACGCCTAAAGAGGGTGTCCATTACCTGGCTGACATCAGCGATATGGAGAAAAAAGACATTCTGGCTTGGTGGAAACAGCAGCCTTTCGATCTGGACTTACCTGAACATCTGGGCAACTGCGTATTTTGCATTGAAAAAGGGATTAATAAGATTGCTCTCGCCGCCCGCGACGAGCCCCAGCTCGCTGCTGAATTCTGGCAACTTATTACAGATCCTTCTGTTCGCGTTGTCGATAGACGCCAGCAGGCCAATAAAATCATGTACAGGGGTAATCACTCGCTGGAATCGGTTATCGCGCTGTATGCAGACAAAAGCCGTGAAGAGATTGCAGCCACAATTCGGGGTAATGGCGGTTATGAGTCAGGCTCATGCACCGAGTCATGCGAAGCCTTTGCATGTGGTTTTGATGGTGAAGATCTGCTGGTGGATGAAATAGAAACCGCTCCGGTAAACGAATATGTAGCCAGCCTGAATGCATACAAAGCAGCGCCAGCCCATGAGTTAAAAAAAGTTGGCGATCAGTGGTGCACGCCGGATCCACTTTTCTGGGGGATTAATGCCATGTTTGGCCCACTGGTATTGGACCTGTTCAGCGACGGCGAAAACTCGAAGTGTGAAGCCTATTACACCGCCGAAGACAATGCTCTGGCGCAAGACTGGTCGTCGTGTCTGGCTGAACTGAACGGTGCTGCATTCGGAAACCCGCCATATTCCCGCGCTAAGCAGCACGAAGGCCAATATATCACCGGCATGCGTCACATCATCGATCATGCTATGGAAATGCGTGAACTTGGCGGGCGCTATGTATTCCTCATCAAATCAGCTACAGCCGAAGTTTGGTGGCCTGAAGAGGCCGATCATATCGCATTTATCCGTGGGCGCATCAGCTTCGATCTACCGACTTGGTTCAAGCCGAAAGATGCCACACAGATAGCAAGTAGTGCCGGTTTTGGGGCTGCAATCGCGGTATTTGATAATACGTGGCATGGTCCAGCACAGTCTTATATCGAGCGTGATCGGCTGTTTGCCCAGGGTGAAGCATTCATGGCACAGATCCGCAGGGAAGCGGAACGGATGACGAGGAGGTCAGCAGCATGATCAAAGGCCCTCTCATCAGCAGTCAACGCTACCTTGATCGAGCAAAAGTAGTGGACAAAGCTCATCGGTTCACCAAGTTTTACGTTGAGGTCTATCCGGTCGTTCTCCGTGGGAATCAATACACCCTAATTATGGACGGTCACCATAACTATGCAGCCTCAAGACTGGCAGGTGTAGAGCCTACCTATCGCCCAATCCGTAAGAAACTGGCGAAGATATTTAGCGGCATGACGCAACGGGAAATTGAAGTTCTCCTGATCAATAACATCACTGACAGCCACCTGTATTACGTAGAAAGCGGTGAGGTTGTTGAGGAACTGGCTATGCCGGAGGTGAGGGCGTGAAATTAACTCTTCCGTTCCCGCCGAGCGTAAATATGTACTGGCGACATACCATGCGTGGGACAAAGATAAGTGCTGGTGGCCGTACCTTTCGTGCTAATGCCATCGCCAGTATTTACGAAACGCTACGCCATCGACCTAAGCCTATTGCCACTTCGGTGGAGGTTCATGTCGTTCTGTACCCCCCAACCCGACAATCGCGCGATCTGGATAATTACCAAAAGGCTCTATTTGACGCTCTGACGCATGCTGGGGTGTGGGAAGACGATAGCCAAATTAAGCGCATGCTGGTGGAGTGGGGACCAGTAATGAAAGGCGGCAAAGCGGAGATTGTGATTAGTGATTTTCAGGCAGGTACTGAATGAGGGCGTTATTACGTGCTGTTACCGTGCCTGAACTAGGGCAAGTGATATTGCGCCCTGGTAAAGAGCTACTTTCGTTGTTTGCTGGTCGTGTGTTGGTGGTTAGTGAGCCGGATGAGCTTAAAGGGCTTCCGTCTGGCTTGCTGCCAAGCCAAGAGCAACAACTCGCCAATGATCCGCGCTGGCGTCCATTCCTCACGAACGAGCGTGTGATAAACGCCTCTGGTGGCACTGATAGCCTTATTAACTGGCTAAATCAGGCTATGGTCTGCCAGCGGGAAAGTGATTACCACTCACAGCATATGACCACCCTTAAATACGGGAATAGCGGCATTCGCCTGTGTTGGCACTGCGACAACATTGTACGTGAGCATGAAACACCAGCACTGAATGAATTAGCTGATCGCAATGCCGCTGAGTGGGTAATTCATCAATCCAGAACCTGGCTGATGCTGCCTGAAGGTCATCAGGTCACTTCTCATGAGCTGAGTTGGTGGTCAGTAGTGAAGGGTATTTCTGACCTGCTGCCAGCCCATGCAATACGCATCAGCCTGCGTATGCCCGCACCAGAGGAGAAGGAAGGTCCGCAGCGTGAATGCGACATCGAGTGGACAACGCCAGTATGGGACATCATTGATGAGCGTATAGAGCGGGTTAAGCCGGTCATTCGTTTGATTGAAGATGCCGAGCCACCAGCAGGGTTTCTGCTGCGTCCGAAGCTAAAACGCATTGAATGCGAGAAGTACACCAGATGGATTAAGTCACAGCCTTGTGCATGTTGTGGCGCTCCTGCTGATGATCCGCACCACGTAATAGGGTACGGGCTTGGTGGGATGGGTACAAAAACGCATGACCTGTTTGTTATTCCTCTGTGCCGCCGTCACCACGACGAACTGCACAGGGACGTAGCAGCATGGGAAGCGGAGTACGGCAGTCAGTTACTTTTATTGGTTCAGACCCTCAACCGTGCATTGGGGATAGGGGCTATTTCAATCGGGAAACTAAAAGGTGTAGAGAATGAGTGATATGTATGAGCGTTTAGATCGCTGGGGTGCTTGGGCTGCATCGGAGCAAAGCGGGGTGGACTGGCAACCTATAGCAGCTGGTTTTAAAGGACTTATCCCTCACGGTAAAAAGTCACGTTCTCAATGTTGCGATGACGACGGGCTGATGATCGATGGCTGCGTTGCTCGGTTGAAAAAATATAAGCCTGAAGAATATGATCTCGTTGTCGCACATTTTGTTTTAGGAATTTCCCTACGGGCGATAGCCAAAAAGCGAAAGTGCTCCGATGGAACCATTAGAAAAGAGATGCAAACAGCCGAAGGGTTCATTGGTGGTTGTTTGGCAATGCTAAACTGAGCATGTGACATTAATTGGCCTTAGTAGGTAAGGCCGAGCAATCATTCAGTATCAACAGTGTTTGTGGGCGATGATGCATCGGCAACCTGCACTGTTTTTCCTATATTTACTAATTGTCTAACGGTTTTTTCTCTATCCTTCAGTAGTTCCACTCTGAATTCAGGAGATATGTGGGGACTTACCAACTGCTTATCTATGTTTTTCAGATCTCGCTCAGATCTATTACGTAATGAAGCTTCTGCTGGTGTTTCAAGCCCATGCCTGTTTATAACCCAATTCATAAAATAAGTTATAATCGCAGAAAGGATAGGAGCTAAGGCATATAAAGCAGGTCGCCATGGGTCGTCAGCATCTGGGAGCAGGGGGGGAACTAAGGTAGTCAAAAGCGCTCCCAACCCTCCGGTTGCCGCGCCATTTTTCGCTGAGAGGAATGGTTTTTTTTCCTCAATCATTGTTTAGCCTTTGATTGTGCTAAGGCGTCGTCTAGGATGCGAACCAGGCTTCGCCCATCCTTACGGTCGAGTCTTAAGAAGAACGTTCGCTTAGTTTTTTCCTCTTCGTCAATCAATGTTATTTCTAACTTGCGAGTAGGAAAAATCTTGCGCCAGAGCAGGCTAAATGAGGCATATGCGAAGCGATAGAATGTAGGGAGGCAAAGAATGCCCCCTATCCACCCAATCAATTGCAAAACCTGCTCTGCTAACATATGACCTCTATATGATTCTTCTGCTCGCATCAGCCCTGTGCCTGATGACTTTCTTTATGATGTATTTTTCTGTCACATTCCGTGCAGTAAATGTTTTAGTTATTTCAAGGGTTACAGCGAAAAGGTCGTCGCTTGAGATCGCTCCCTCCGCTTGTCGAACTTTCGCAAGAAACTCAAAGTCGTTAAGAAGGACAGAATGCTCCTCATTGTTATACTCCATTCGCCACCCCTTCTCACTCTGAAAGTTGACCTGGGTAAACTTAACGTTAACTTCGCGAGTTTCTATTTCTTTTTGTAGCAGAGTTCCCCGAGGAAGTGGTTTAACTTCTTCAGTCTGCCCGCCTTCTAGTCGAATCACCACTTCATCATTTTCATTTAAAATTTTGAAGACAGGGTCCTCTTTACCTTCTAGTGGAGTTTGAATCACTGATATCAGCGCATCACGAATTGTAGGATCTGTCACTAAAGCTGCTACAGGCGTGGGGCATTCAATTTCTTCACCCTCTAGTTCCAGTATAGTGGTTTGAGTTCCAGCTTTCCGTGTCATAGTGATGACCCTTGAGCTACCCAGTTGCCGGATTAAGGAGAGGGCGCTAGCACCACCAACAGCACCAACAGCACCAGTTATCCCTATAGTTCTTAGAACATCGATTGCATCTGGAAGCAATTGAATAATTGTGTATGCAATGCCAAGGGAACCCGCTTCAGCAGGGTTGGTTACTAACACCTTTACTGACTTCTGCCCATCATTTAAAAGGTCATCGGCTTTGGTGATTAGCTTTGTCATAGACAAAATAGAATTACCAAGAACTTCAGCATCAATAGCATGATGGGATAGCTCATTATCGTCAGCATCATAAAACACTTTAAACGAAGTAGTTTGTTCCATTTCTAACCCTTATTATTTTCGCTATAAAAATACATGCAATCCATATAGTTAGCATTGGAACTTAGTTTGTTTGGTTGCTGTATGTACTTTGTGGTTTTTAAAATACATCTCTTCATATTAAAAATCATTAACGCGTACGCAAAAACTTAGTTATTGTGATAAGTGTGGTCACATGGCACGAAAGCTTACCCCTGCTGTTATCTTTTGGTTTAAGCATAAAAAAAGCCACTATTGCAGTAGTGGCTTTGGGTAGAAATGCGACGATCTTAGTTTGGTGTTGAACGACGATGGGGTTTAACTTTCGTGCCATCTGCTTTCGTGTAGCCAGGAACAACTACGATTTTCTTGTTCTGGACTCCACCTTTCGATGTTTTGGTTTTAGCCAAAATAATTTCCTCTCAGTAACATATAGAAGTGCAGCGAGATGCTGCGTACGTTTGACATCCTTGTTAAGTCTTGCTCCTGTGTTACCTACAATATGTTGTGTTGTTTTTTATTTCAATGGCACAATATGTGTGATAATTGACGTGCGTCAAAGATAGCTATTCAAGACCACAGGCTGCACTAATTCATAGCATTCTTATTTCTTGCAAATCACCTGTACATCCGCATTTTCAGGGCAAGAAAGAAGTAAAGCAGTTTAATAAGTCGCGATAACCTTTTTATGTAAGTTAAGTATGTCCTAGTGACATATAAACTTCATACACATCAAAGAGGGATACATCGCATGAAAATGAATTTCATCAAATTGCTTCCAGCCTTGTTGCTGGGCGCGTGCTCAACGTACCAACCGCAAGAGGCAGCCGAACAACAACCTCAGCAGCAAGCTGAAATTGCCGCTCCCGCACCAGCTCGTCAGACTGCTGTTGCAGCGGTCGCCGCAGTGTCGAAAGATAACTGTTTAGTGGGCTGTCCAACAGGCGGAAGTTCCCAGACTCTGGTTCGTGATGCATATACGCTGAACAACAACGCATCGACTAAGTTTGCGAATTGGGTAGCGTATAAAATGACGTCATCAAGTCAAGCAAGTGGCCGTTCGCGCACCTGGCGTCAAGACCCTGATTTGCCTGCTGCTGATACGCTGGCGCCAGCAGCATACACTGGCGCAAATGCTGCGCTGGCTGTTGACCGTGGACATCAAGCGCCACTCGCTGGACTCGGTGGATCGTCGGATTGGCAGTCTTTGAATTATTTATCGAACATCACGCCGCAAAAAGCAGCGCTGAATCAGGGGGCGTGGGTAAGGCTGGAAGATAAAGAGCGCGCGTTATCCAATACCACAGCGGTCTATACAGTCACTGGTCCACTATTCGAACGCAACATTGCAACGCTGCCAAATGCTCCATCGGTTCAGATTCCGAGTGGTTATTGGAAGATTCTGTTCACTGGCTCAAGCCCGGCTGATGGCAAATTTGCGGCGTTCATTATGAATCAAGACGCCCCGCGTGCGGCTAACTTCTGTAATTTCCAAGTGACTGTTAGTCAAATCGAACAGAAGACAGGCCTGACAATCTGGTCAGCACTGCCAGCTAACGTAGCTAATTCCATCAAGTCACAAAAGGGCGCTCTTGCGAGTGACCTAGGCTGTTAATACCGCTCAGTAGTAACTAATCAATAAATCACATAGCCCGCTGTAAGTAAGCGGCGGGCTTTCTTTATCTTCAAATCACACAGCGCCCCGTAACTCGGAGGTGGAGACTATGAAAATGCCAGATAAAAATCCCGACGTGTGGGCGCAGATGATCGTGTGGTTTACACAGAAAGAAGTCGGTTACTCAGTTGCTGCGGCGGTAATGGCGCTTTTGCGTGCCGCGTATGTTGGTCGTGATAGCTGGTCACGACGATTGCTCGATGCTGCTATGTGTTCGCTGGTGGCGTACTACATCAACGATGGTCTATCTGCGTTGGGGTGGGATTCAAGCCTGGCATCAATGGGCAGTGTGTTCATTGGCTTTCTCGGTATTGACTATATCAGCTCTATTCTTCGCCGCGTTGTTGGCAGCAAGACTGGCAGCAATAACCCGCAGATATAAGTATGAATCAATCACAATTTCAAATGGCGGCTAATATCAGCGCCGAACTGGCTGCACGCTGGTATCCGGTTATTACGGACACATTCGATGTATACGGCATCACTCAGCCAGTGGCACAAGCGATGTTTATTGCTCAAGTGGGCCACGAGTCAGCCGGATTTTCTCACATCGTTGAGTCGTTCAACTACAGCCAGAATGGTTTGAAAGCGACATTCGGTCATCGTCTGAGTGCTGACCAGATTTCGATGCTGGGGCGTCAGCCCGGTGAAAAATCTGTTCCTCTGAACCGACAGGCGGCAATAGCTAATCTGGTTTATGGAGGGAGAATGGGGAACAAGGCTGCGGGTGACGGCTGGAACTTCCGTGGGCGTGGGCTGATTCAGGTCACAGGCGCAACGAACTACATGAATTGTGGTGCGGTATTGGGCGTGGATTTGATTGCTAAACCTGAGCTATTAGAGCAGGACATTTATGCTATGCGTTCTGCTGCTTGGTTCTGGAATTCACGTAAATGCGGCGCTGTAGCTGATGACGTTGTTGCAGTAACGCGATTGATAAACGGTGGAAGTAACGGATTGGCCGATCGGCGTGAGCGCTTCGAACGCGCTCGACAGGTTCTGGCATGAGTATCATTCCTAACTGGAAATTGGGCACTGGTACGCTGGTGGCAGGAATCATCGCTGGCGGCGCATTCTGCTGGTGGATCACATCAACGAGCTATGACGCTGATATAGCGACACTGAAAAGTGAACATGCTCTGGTGCTGAAATCCGTATCAGACAAAGCGACAGCAGATAGCGAAGCTGCTCGCAGCCGTGAGCACGGTTTTCAGCAACAAATAGCAGGATTAGACGCCGAACACACAAAGGAACGGGAAGATGCAAAACGTGAAGCGGATCGTCTGCGTAATGATATTGTCAGCGGCAAACGTCGCGTGCAGTTCGCCAGCGCAGCCCTTGCAACATGTGAGCAATCAGCGGGAGCAGTACGCAGCGCCGGCAGCCTGGGCAATGCAACCGCCGTCCAACTCTCTGCAACTGCTGGACGAAACATTCTCGATATCAGAGCCGAAATAAAGGACGATCAGGCGAAGTTGGTTTACCTGCATGAGTATATCCGGGCATTACAGGCGCAGGGGGTGATAGCGAGGTGAATATCATCCCCATCTCATTCCGTGATGCGTGTGATTTCGTCAGTAGGTTGCATCGGCACAACAAACCGCCAGTAGGCCACAAATTCAGTATTGGGTTGCGTGACTCCAGCGGAAATCTGGTAGGGGTAGCGATGGCAGGCCGACCTGTGGCTCGGCACTTTGATGATGGATTGACACTTGAGGTCAACAGGACGTGCACGGATGGGACGCGAAACGCTAACAGCATGCTATACGGCGCGGTTCGGCGGGCTGCGTGGGGAATGGGGTATTGCCGGATCATCACGTACACACAAACTGATGAATCAGGGGCGTCACTCCGCGCAGCGGGTTTCGTTCTGATTAAAAACATCCCCGCGCGTGGCAGTTGGTCAGAATCCAGTATTAAGCGCCGGGCTGGTCGTGACCCAATAGGTAACGGTGGGGTTGCTCGGCAATTGTGGGAAGTAAAGCGGTGAGCATCACAAGGTGCATTTGCGAGTGCACCTGATGATGTTTTGATTTAAAATCGCCTCGAAAAAAGTGAGGTGAAAATGGATGTGGATTTAATGAATTTTGAGTCAATGCTGGCTGCTAAAGACGCCCCAAACTGGGGTTATTGGGTAATGATTGCTGCATGCACATCCGCAGTAATGTCATTGCTTGGAGTGATTGCTACCGTTTGGGCTCTTTTGGTTGCGAGGAAGGGTTTAAACTCATGGAAAGACCAGCACATAAGTCTTGCTAAGGGGGAGTGGATTGCCTCATTGACTGATTATTCAGCGGGTGTTTCGTATCTACCGCACACTATCAGTTGGGACAACCCGAACGACAAAGACCACGTTGAAAAAGCAGCATCTCTGCTTTATGAATGTGTAAAGAAATGGAAAGTTCTACAGGTACACCTTGAAAACAACCCAGAGTTAAAAGCAGCCTTTAATGAAAAATATGAATCACACTGGGCTGATTTTGGAACCACAAAACATAATGGTTACATGTCCGGCGCTATTAGACGAGATGTATTGAAAGATTCATGCATAGCTCTTTATAACTTATAAACAGACCGCCTCTGGGCGGTTTTTTATTGTCATCACGATGCCTGTATTCACTGCCATCGTGATGGCAGTATGAGGTTTATTCTTGTTAAGGCTTTCTCGGTGGAACTATATGAGGAAACTTTTCATCAGGGACTAATAGATGCTCCAGCTCTACAGGAACGATAAACCAAGAAGGAAAACCACGGTTAACTGGATACCCCTTGTTCAATGTGCCGTCATCTTCAAGGTAGCCATTCCAACGTATTGCCAGTACCTTTTCCACTTTGCCGTCTGCAAGGTCATCCCAGTCTATCCAAGCAAGAGAGAATCCTTCAGGGCCGCTGTTAACGATTATTTCAACAAGCCTCTTGAATTTGTTTTGTGGGGAAGTGACGTCTTTAGGGCAGATCATCTTTTGATTCCAGTGCTCTAAACAAAAGCAAGGCACATCATTTTCTTTATTCATCTTAATCTCCTTAGAAATTAACGACTGGTGGTGCATACGGCCAATACCAGGATCGTTCATGGGTTCGAATCCCAGCTTTAGCCCTGGCATTTGCTGGGGTTTTTTGTTTCCGTAATCATTACCGTGAGGCGTTAGCAATGAAAAAACTAAAGCCTTATGGTAGCAAGTGGCAGCGATCACGGCTGGAATACCTTCGAGCAAACCCGCTCTGTGTTATGTGTCGTGAAGCTGGTCGATATGAGCCCGCCGTTGTTGTTGACCACATCAAACCTCACAAGATGCATGAAGCCAAGACACCTGCGGAAATGGTGAATGCCCAGCGCTTGTTCTGGGATAGGAAGAACTGGCAAGGTCTGTGTAACCCGCATCATAACTCAACCAAGCAGCGAATGGAGAAGAGTGGGAAGGTCATCGGATGTACTGAGGATGGCTTACCGCTGGATAGCAATTCGCATTGGTTCAAATGAGAATGAATATCAAAAGCAGCAAATGATAACGATTCTCAACATCATGAAGGGGAGGGCGGGTCGAGAGTTCAGAGGGCTGTCTCTTATACACATCT